ATGAGCACACCAGAAGCGCTCTACCGCAATGCAATAGATCTGAACCGCTACAGCAATAGCGTTGCGCGGCGTGTGATCAATGCCTACAACGACATCATCATTGATGCGGTCAATCAACTGCGCACCATTGATGAGCTGTCGGCGCCAGTCAAGGCAGCACGGCTGCGGGCGATCCTTGCTCAGTTAAAAGACAGCCTGGCAACATGGGCAGGTGATGCAACAGAGCTGACAGCATTAGAACTGCAAGGCATTGCAGAGCTGCAATCTGAGTTTGTGACCGATCAACTGCGGCGTGCATTGCCAGCAGGTGCACGTGATGCAGTGCGCACCGTTGAGATCAGCCCGCAGTTTGCGCAGTCAGTGGTCACCACTGATCCAACGCAGATCAATGTGGTAGCGCTCAGTGATGACCTTTTTGCTGCTGTGCAAGGTGCACCGGCAACGTTCAGCCTCACCGCAGCGCAAGGTGCCACAATTACGTTGCCCAATGGTGAAGTGGTCACCAAAGCATTTCGCGGCATTGCCGTGGATCAGGCTGAGCGGTTCTCGCAAGTTGTGCGGCAAGGTCTGTTGACTGGTGAGCCGACGCCAGCCATTGCTAAGCGGCTGATCGGAAACCTTGAATTCGGCGAAGAAGCCAAGACTGTGAAGCAGCTAGTTGCAGCAGGCGGCCAGGCAACAGCAGTTGCCGACAATCAGATCGTTACGCTAGTGCGCACCAGCATTAACCAAGTAGCCAATGCAGCTAGTCAGCAGGTGTATGAAGCCAATCAAGATATCACTAAGAAGTATCGCTATGTGGCAACACTGGATACCCGCACCAGTAGCATTTGCCGTGCATTGGATGGCCGCGAGTTTGAATACGGCAAAGGCCCGACACCGCCGCAGCACTTCAACTGCAGATCAACCACAGTGCCCGTGATCGACTATAAAGAGCTGGGTTTCACGCCACCACCGCCAGCTAAGCGTGCATCAGCAGGTGGTCAGGTGCCAGCAGATCAGACCTATGGGCAATGGCTGGCCAATCAAGACTTAGCCACCAAGGCCAAGGCATTGGGTGCCAACAAAGTGCCGTATTTCAACCGACTTGCCAACAAATATGGCCCGACTGACGCCATTGCCAAGTTAGTTCGTGATGACGGCTCAGAGTTAACCTTAGATCAACTACGCGCACGATATGGACCTGCCTAGCCTCCGTCATTTTCAGAATGCTGGCATCTACTTCATCTCAAGCGATCCAGTAGAAGCACTGCATGGCGAGGCATGGGTGCCAGCCATCTACACCGACAAAGGCTGGGCAACAGCAGACGGTTCTAAACTGCTAACAGGTATTGAGGAATGGCGCAATGCCGCTGAAGAAAGGCAAATCACAGGGTGTGATCTCAAGCAACATCAAAGCCGAGATGAAGGCGGGCAAACCGCAAAAGCAAGCAATCGCAATCGCGCTGTCAAAAGCCGGCAAGTCACGCAAGCCGAAGGGTAACAAGTGATGGCTAAGAAACCTGGCCTTTACGCCAATATCCACGCCAAGCGTGAGCGCATTGAGCGTGGCAGTGACGAGCGCATGGCGCGCAAGGGTGAAGCAGGCAGGCCATCTGCCGCTGCATTTAAGGCTGCCGCTAAGACTGCCAAAAAACGCAAGCCAAAGAAGTGATCACCTATCGCGGCGAGCAGTTTGACGGCTACAACAAGCCGAAACGGACGCCGAAGCATCCGAACAAATCGCACGCGGTGCTCGCCAAGGAAGGTGACAAGGTAAAACTGATCCGCTTCGGCCAGCAGGGCGTTAGCGGCAGTCCAGCACGCAAAAATGAATCCGCTGCAGCCAAGGCGCGGCGCGCATCATTCAAGGCGCGTCATGCCAGCAACATCGCTAAGGGGAAAATGTCTGCTGCGTATTGGGCTGATAAGGAGAAGTGGTAGCCTCTTGGCAATGAATCCAATCTTTTAGTTCTGCGACATACCAGCGCAGATCTTGCGCTTTTGCAGCGTGCCATCCATTGCCATCTTGGCGATACAACCGCTCATGGCGATCGATTGCATTTAGCAGTTCCTTGATCAACGGATTCCAAGGTTCGCGGATTGGTGTATTCCACTCGCGGGCCATTGCTTTGGCTGCTGGTACGATGGCAGCGTAATTAAGCCTGCGGCTTATCCATGTCTGATGAACAACAAACCCAAGAGTCTGCGACTACTGGGGTTGAAGCTGAAGCGTTGCAGCGCAGCGTCGAAGCACTAGAGCGCAAGAATCAAGAGCTGATTGCTGAGCTACGTGCAGCAAAGAAATCTAAAGCGCCAGATGGAGTAAATGTTGATGAACTGCTGGAGTTCAAGCGCAACTACGAGCAGCAGCAACTTGAATCACAAGGCAAGTACCAAGAAGCCCGGCAGGCTTTGGAGCAGCAGTTCCGTGAGGCGACATCGGAGAAGGACAAGCGCATCTCAGAGCTTGAAACCCGCGTCCGTGAACTTGAACTGCTTACACCTGCTGTCAGCGCCTTGGCTGACATCGTGCATGATCCTGACTTGGTTATGAAAACCAAGTTGTCGCCGGACAAGATCGAGCGGGAAGCTGACGGCACCGTTGTGGTGGTAGACGGCTATCAGCGCACACCCGTCAGCGAATGGGCCAAGACACTGCCGGCATGGATGCAAAAGCAACCCAAGCCACAAGGCAGTGGCGCACCAACCGGCGGCAGCAATGGCGCCATCCCTGCCGGCATGTCCAATCCATTCAGCCGGGATAGCTTCAACCTAACTGAGCAATCAAGACTATTTCGTACAGACCGCGATCTATACGAGCGGATGAAAGCAGCAGCCAACCGTTAGTATTTCAGTGTCTGCTCGTGATGGCTGCGCCACACAGAGCCTGGGGCTGCGCCCACATCCGTAAACCATTTCGGTGATTCATCATGGCGACTCTTCGCTCTGACATCATCATCCCCGAGGTATTTACGCCTTACGTCATTGAGCAAACCACCCAGCGTGATGCCTTCCTGGCTTCCGGTGTGGTGCAGCCGATGGCTGAGCTAAATGCCACCGAGGGCGGTGATTTCATCAACGTTCCTTTCTGGAAAGCCAACCTTTCCGGTGACTTCGAGGTGCTGACTGATAGCTCCTCCCTGACCCCCGGCAAAATCACCGCTGACAAGCAAGTCGGCGTGATCCTGCATCGTGGCCGCGCCTTTGAGGCTCGTGACCTTGCAGCCCTTGCTGCCGGCTCCGATCCCATGGCCGCCATCGGCGCCAAGATCGCTGATTACATCGCTAACCAGCGTCAGAAGGATCTGCTGTCCTGCCTTGCCGGCGTGTTCGGCAGCCTCGGCAACAACGCCTCCGCTTCTTTCGTTGATCTCACGATTGACGGTCTTAGCGGTGACACTCCCGCTGTGCTGTCGCCTCGTCACGTTGCCGAAGCCCGCAGCCTGCTGGGCGATCAAGGTGACAAGCTTGCTGCTGTTTGTATGCACTCCAAGGTCTATTACGACCTGGTTGAGCGCAAGGCTATCGACTATGTGTCGACTGCTGACGCCCGTGGCACCACTACCACGCAATCCGGCGGTTCGCTTGTTGCTGCTTACGGCGGCGAAGTGACCGTGCCGACCTACATGGGTCTGCGTGTCATCGTCTCTGACGATGTGCAAACCGAAGGCAGCGGCAGTACCACCGAGTACGCCACCTATTTCTTCACTCAAGGCGCAATCGCCAGCGGTGAGCAGATGGCAATGCAGACCGAAACCGATCGTGACATCCTCGCCAAGAGCGATGCCATGTCGATCGACCTGCACTACTGCTACCACCCAGTGGGTGCCAAGTGGGGAGTCACCACGGTGAACCCGACTCGTGCTCAACTGGAGACCATCGGCAACTGGACTAAGGTGTACGAAACCAAGAACATTGGTATCGTTCGTAGCACCAACACCTCTAACTTCGATTGAGGTAACTGACCATGCCTTCTTCTATTTTTGAGTTGACTTCTGACCTTTCGGTCCAGGAGATCGCGCTGAGCAAGCACCTCGTAAAGGCTGCCGCTAACGAAGCAACCACCCTGACTGCAGCCGAATGCGTCAACGGCGTTGTGACCATGACCCCTTCTACGGGTCGTGCGCTCACCACTCCTACCGGCGCTGAGCTGAAGACTTACATCGGTGGTCCGCTGGAAATCGGCACTACTTTCGAGCTGACTGTAGTCAACGTGGCTGCCGCCACTCATGCCATCACCTTGACCGCTGCTGCTTCGGGTATCACCCTTGGCGGCGTGGCTGGCATGGCCACTGTGGCTGCCGCTACCAGCGCAACTTACCTGTTTATCTGCACTGCAGTGGGCACTCCTGCTTTCACTGTTTACCGCAAGGGCGGCTGATAGATGGGACTGTTCGCCTTTCGGCGACGCCAGGAACGTGAGGCTGCTTCTAAGGAGGCAGCCTTTTTTCCTATTGCGGAGCCTGCACCTAAACTGACCTCAGAGGAGGCGCCTACCGATGGCAATCACAATCGACGCAACGGTAGGGGGCGCAAACGCCAACAGCTACCTGACGTTGGCGGCAGCGGAGCTAATCATTGAAGGTTTAGTTCAAGATGATGATGTAACTGCTTGGGCAGCAGCTACCACTGATCAAAAAAACCGTGCGCTTTATAGCGCAACACAACGGCTGGATCGTGAGCGTTTTTTAGGTGCCCGCGCTACTGACACGCAGGCATTACAGTGGCCGCGTACTGGCGTGCGCAAGCCGGATACCTACATCAATACCTATGCCGTAGGGTTTCCGTTCCGCATCACAACCGACTATTACACCGACACTGAAATCCCAGATCAGATCAAAAAAGCTCAAGCAACCCTAGCCGTCTACCTCAACGGCAACCGAGACGGGTTGGGGCTGACCGGACTTGAAGATTACAGCAACGTGAAGATCGGCAGCCTGTCAGTAAGCATGAATTCAGGCAACATGCAAGCAGGCGCCGACAATGTACCGCCGATGATGGAGCGATATCTAACAGGACTTAGAATTAGTGGACCAGGCAACTTTTCAATCCGCCGGAGCTGACCCATGCCGCTGATCTCACCTGCTGGCAATGACGCGGTCGCACGGCGCCGCAACGATGGCAGCTACTCGATGGGAGTGGCTGGCACGGCATTTCGCTCAACCGTCACTATTACCCGCCCGAGCAATACCACCGCTTACACCGCTGGTGACGTAGTGGGCGACACGGGCGGCAGCGCCATCTTAACCCTAAGCAGCATCGGCCCTAGCGGCGGCTATGTGTTGATCCAGTCGGCAGCATTGATCTTTAGCGATAGCACCGTGCCAAGCGGTATGGGCGCATTTCGCGTTCATTTTTACAACGCAAGCCCGACTGCCATTGCGGATAACGCCGCCTTTGATCTTTTGAGTGGTGACCGCTCAAAATACATGGGCTATATCGATCTGTCGGCACCGCAGGATCTAGGTAGCACTGTCTACACCCAACTGGACTATCCTGGGCGCCTGATCAGGCTGGCAACCGACAGCAGCGCGCTGTTCGCTGAAATCGAAACCCGTGGAGCGTATACGCCGGTTAGCGCCAGCACTGTTGAACTGCGTGTTAGCACACTAGAGGCTGGACTCTGATGCGCGGCTCTGCAGCATTCCGAGCCAGCGTTACCCCTGGTGGAGCATTAGCTGGACCATGGGTAGGTAATCCGTTGTGGACTGCAGCGCGTGCAGTGCCCTCGCTTGACCTGCGCTTTGCCGATAACAAAAGCCTGACCGACGCCGTTACCGACCAGAACCTCGTCACATTCACCCGCGCCAGCAGCGGCACGTTCGTGGGCAGCGACGGGCTGATCAAGACGGCGACGACGGACACCCCCCGCTTCGACCACAACCCCACAACCGGCGAAAGCCTGGGCCTGCTGGTGGAGGAAGCCAGGACAAACCTCACGCAAAAAAGCCAAGAGTTTGAGGATGTTTACTGGACTAAAACTGTTTGCACAATCACAGCCAACGAATCTACCGCACCAGACGGTACTTTGACTGCTGATCTTTGGACCAATACGTCTTCTCCTGGAAGTATTTCAAATACCATTACAAAAGATACGACTTCCAGGACTTATACAGCTTCGGTATGGGTTAAAGGAACTTTATCGCAATTTACCTTTAGCATTGACTCGGGAGTAACCACAGACCGTGGCCGGGTTCAGTTCAACCTAAGCACAAATACTGTTAGCGGTACATTTAACGAAGGAGCTTTTACTAATACTAGTGGCACATTAGCAGTCTATCCTAACGGCTGGGTGCGCCTTGCTATTACAACTACAACAAGCACTGGAACTACCATTAGGTTTAGACCTTTCTTTAGCGGTTCCAGTGCTTCAGTTCGAATCTGGGGCGCCCAGATCGAAGAGGGTGCTTTCGCAACCAGCTACATCCCCACCACCACTGCCACGGTCACCCGCAGTGCTGACGTGGCCAATATTACGGGGAGTAACTTCAGCTCGTTCTACAACCAGACAGAGGGAGCTGCCCTATGGTTTGGCCGAATAAATGCACGAGAAGTTCAAGTGCAAGTTCCATTCAGAATTACGGAAGGCTCAAACCTTAGGGGAACTGGATTTCAAATAGACACAAGAACGAGTTCGCCTGGTTCAGTATTTATGACTAGAGCTATGGCCGCTGACTATGGTTCAGTAGCAGACCCAAGCGCATTAAATCTAAACAATGCGTTTAATCTTGCAGGCGCATATAAAGTAGGCGAACAAATAAGCGCTTCTTTTAATGGTGGGAACACGGTAACGTCTGCGAGCTTAACAAGTGTATTTGGCACGGAAAACCAAATGGATATTGGTGGTTCAAACGGAATTAGCGGTTCAAACGCCAAATTTAACGGCACCATCCGCCGCCTCGCCTACTGGCCGCAACGCCTACCTAACAGCACGTTGCAGGAGATCACCCGATGACGACTTATCTCCGCTTCCCCGATGAAGCCACAGCTAAGACCGTACTGGCTGACTACCTAGCAGAAGACGACACCTGGATCACCGCCAGCCATAGTCATGCGTTGGATGTGATTGGCACCATCACCCGTGGCGGTGGATACGACCCCGAGACCGGTGATGTGATTGTCGCGCCTGAGGTGCTCGACGGCTGGCACATTAACTTTGTTGGTGAGCTGCCGGATGGGTGGGAGCAGTATGTGGTGGAGCCTGCTAACCCAGTTAGAGTCTGGCTATGAGCGTTCAACCCGGCCAGCACAATATTGCCATCCAGCGCCGGGCTGACTACGACCTGTCGCTGCAGTTCAAAGACAGCACTGGCGCTGCCATCAACCTCACCGGCTGGACCGCATACGCACAAGTTTGGAATGCAAGCCGCACCACTAAATACGCTGACTTCACCGTTACCTACACCAACCGCGCCGCAGGCACC